TTGGCGATGAGGGACGCATCGACGTTGTCACGTCCAGCGCGCAATCCCGCCTTGGCAACCCCATCACGTTCGCCATTCAGGACGAGACAGGCACGTACACCGCAACCAACAAGATGATCAAGGTTGCTGAAACCATGCGCCGTGGTCTCGCCGGTATGTCCGGGCGCAGCATGGAGACGACGAACGCGTATGACCCTTCCGAGGAGTCGACCGCCAAGCGCACCCATGAGAGCAGCGCAGAGGACGTTTACCGGTACTTCCCGCAGGCGCCAGCGAATCTGAGCTACCGCAACAAGGTGGAGCGCAGGCGAATCCATCGCGCTGTCTACGCTGACTGCCCCCACATCGACCTGGACGCCATTGAGGCTGAGGCCAGCGAGTTGGCCGAGACGGACCCAGCACAGGCGGAGCGCTTCTTTGGTAACCGCATCGTGGCTGGTGCTGGTGCATGGGTTGAGCACAACCTCTGGACGGCTCGCACAGCGCCTCGCAGTGTTGCCCCGGGGGTTCCCATCGTCTTGGGGTTCGACGGCTCTGACGTGGACGACTGGACCGCTTTCCGGGCCGAGACTTTGGACGGCTACCAGTTCACCCCGACGTATGGGCCGGGCAGCCTGCCCACGATCTGGAATCCTGCCGACTACGGGGGCCAGGTGCCGAGGCTGGAAGTCAGCGCAGCACTAGACGAGTTGATGACGCGCTACAGCGTCCAGCTCCTTTACGCTGACCCGCCCTACTGGGAGTCAGAGGTTGACCAGTGGAGTGAGCGCTATGGGGATCGTGTGGTTATCCGCTGGTACACCAGGCGAGTGGTGCAGATGCACGCTGCTGCTGAGCGGTTGAAGACTGACATCACCAAGGCAGACACCGACTTCACGCACGATGGATGCCCGATCACCTCGGGCCACATCCGCAATGCCCGCGCGAGCGCCAGGCCCCAGGGCCGGTACGTGTTGGCCAAGGGTGCAGCAGACCAAAAGATTGACGCTGCTGTCACCAGCATCCTGACGCATGAGGCAGCGATGGACGCCGTTGCTGCTGGCTTGGCACGGCCCAAACGAAAGTCCTACTACTACGGAGCATGAGCCCACCAGGGAGGGGGCAGCGCATGGCAAACGAAGCTGAGGCCCTACAACTGGTGGACCTGCTCGAAAAGGAACTGTCCAACCGTCGACTAGAGATCGACCGGAACGAGCAGTACTACAGGGGCAAGCAGCCACTGAAGTTTGCGTCCGATGAGTTCCGGAAGTACCACGGTTCCCGGTACCGAGAGTTCTCGGACAACTGGGTCCAGGTGGTCAGTGACTCGCCGGTTGAGCGCCTGACAGTTACCGGCGTTATGCCATCCGGCATGACCGAGGCTGACTCCGAGTCGTGGCGAGTCTGGCAGATGAACGGCCTTGACGCTGACTCGCAGCTTGGCTTTCTGGGTGCAGTAAACAGCGCGCGCAGTTTCGTCCTGGTGTGGGGTAACCCTGATGACCCAGAGACCCCGGAAGTCACATTCGAGGATGCGTCCCAGTGCATCGTGGTTTATGAGCCTGGGTCCCGGCGTAGGCGGCGCGCTGCGCTCAAGCGCTGGGAGGATGGCAGCGACGATTACGCCACGCTGTACCTCGCTGATGAGGTATGGAAGTTCAAGCGCGGGCGTCAGGGCCAGGCCCAAAAGAGCGTCAACATGCTGGACGCTGATGACGAGCTGAACAAGTGGGAAGTCAGGGACATGGGTGATGAGCCCAACCCACAGCCAAACCCAATGGGCGTGGTCCCGATGGTGGAGCTACCGAACAAGCCCACGCTTGTCAGTGACCCCATCAGCGACGTATCCGGCGTGATTGCCATGCAGGATGCTGTGAACCTTCTGTGGGCTCAGCTATTCACTGCTGCTGACTATGCCTCATTCCCCACGCGCATCGTCCTGGGCGCTGAACGTCCAGTTGTGCCTGTGCTCGATGAGGCTGGCCAGATCGTCGGCGAGCGCCCCGTAGACATGGAAAAGTTTGCGGTCGACCGAGTCCAGTTCTTCAGTGGCGACGACGTCCGTACGGCCGAGTGGTCCGCTGCCAATCTGAACGCGTACACCGACATTGTTGAAGTCGCCGTAGGCCACATCGCAGCGCAGACCCGCACGCCACAGCACTACCTGATAGGCAAGATTTCCAACCTGTCTGCTGATGCGCTGCTGGCTGCGGAGACTGGCCTAGTCAAGCGAGTGGAAGAAAAGCAAATCTGGTTTGGCCAGGCGCTGCGCGAGGTGTTCCGCCTGGTGGCCCTGGCCCAGGGCGATGAGGCTAAGGCCCTGGCTATCGCTGGTGGTCGTGTCCTGTGGGCAGATGCCGAATCGCGCAGCCAGGCTCAGCTAACCGATGCGCTGGTCAAGCTGAAGTCCATTGGGTTCCCGTTCGAGTTCCTGGCACTGAAGTACGGCATCACGCCTACTGAACTGGTGGACCTGCTCGCTATGCGGGACCGCGAGGCGCTGGCTGACCCAGTGGGTGCGTTCACAGCCTCGCTGGCGCGTGACCCAGGGAATGGAGCAGGACCGAATGACAGTCAGCCACCTGGCGCGTGACCACCAGCAGCAGCGTGAGGCCCTGGCAAATGCAACCGCTAGGGCCGTTCGCTTGCAGTGGGGCGCAGTAAACCCATCTGACATAGCAGGTAGTTGGGCCCGCTCGCTGCCTACCGTGACCGCAATGGTTCAGGCGTCGCAGCTACAGGCGGCGGGGATGACGATGACGTTTCTGCGAGACCTGCTGGGAGACCAGGCGGAAAGTGAGCCTGCGATCATCCCAGCGCAGTTCTCCCTATCTACCCCGGACGGTAGAGACCTGCTCGGGCTAATGGCCCAGGCAATCCCCAGAGCACTGGGAATCTTGAATGGTGGTGGTTCTGCGCTGGCCGCACTGGCTGGCGCTGCACACTTCCTGGATCTGGCAGCGCGCACGGTGGTGTCAGACACTGGCCGAACCGCTGACCAGGTTGCGATGGTGGCCAACAAGCACATCACCAGTTACGTACGCGTGGTGCAAACCCCTGCATGCGGGCGCTGCATTGTCCTGGCTGGCCGAGAGTACAGCGTGTCCACTGGATTCCTGCGGCACCCTCGCTGCGATTGCACGATGGAACCAGTAACGCGCACACACAAGCCCAAGCCCACCAGTCCCCAGAGCATCTACGACAGCCTGTCTGCTGAGCAGCGCAGGCAGACGTTCAGCGAGAAGGATGCCAAGGCCATTGCCGATGGCGCTGACGTTGCCCGAGTGGTCAACGCTAAGCGAGGCATTGACACGGTGACCATGCATGGGCAGCGCGTCCAGGTCACATACGAAGGTACGGGGCGCGGGCGAAATCGCAAGCCACCCCGACTGACACCAGCCGAGATTTACCGGCAGGCGGATGACCGTGATCACGCTATCCGACTGCTGCGTAAGAACGGCTACATCTACTGAGCACCTACCAACTTTGGTACGTGGCGCAACGCCGGTACCTACTGATTCCGCAATGGAGTTGAGCGCATGTCTGAGCAGATTGAGACTGAAGAGACCATCTCTGAGGAGACGGCCAGCGAGGAGACGACCACGGGCGCTGAGTCCGAGGAGTCTGACCCTGCTGGTACTGATGCTCTGGGCGACGCTGGCAAGCGGGCGCTTGACTCTATGAAGTCCAAGTGGCGCGAGGAGCGGGACAAGCGTAAGGCGCTTGAGGACCGTATCGCTGCCCTTGAGACCCCCAAGGATGGGGAGACAGAGACTCCTGACGCCATCAAGGCGCAGGCAACGCGCGAGGCGCTGAGTAAGGCCAACGCGCGCATCGTTCGATCTGAGATCAAGGCGGCTGCCGCAGGCAAGTTTGCCGATCCCTCTGACGCGCTGGCGTTCATCGACTCTGCCCAGTTTGAGGTGGACGACAACGGCGACGTAGACGAGGGCGAGATCAAGGACGCGATTGAAGAACTACTGACCAGGAAGCCGCACCTTGCCGCAACGGCACGGCCACGCTTTCAGGGCTCTGGTGATGGTGGCGCAGCGCGCAAGGCGTCTGGCCCGAAGCAGCTCACCGCTGATGACCTAAAGGGCATGAGCCCTGAGCAGGTCGTCAAGGCAAAGCGCGAGGGACGCCTAAACAGCGTGCTTGGCATCAAGTAACCCACCCTAAACAAGGAGCGTAAGCGGCATGGCCGTTGACACTTTCATTCCCAAGGTTTGGTCTTCCGAACTTTTCGTTGCTCTACGCGAGAAGCTGGTGTTTGGCCAGCCTGGCATCATCAACCGTGACTATGAGGGCGAGATCTCGCAGTCCGGCGACACTGTCCACATTGGCTCGCTGACGCGCCCGACCATTGCGACGTACACCAAGAACAGTACGTCGATCACCCCGCAGGTTCTGGCCACGACTGACCAGACGCTAGTCATTGACCAGGCCAAGTACTTTGCGTTTGCTGTCGATGACGTCGACGCGCGCCAGGTCAAGGACGGTGGGGCCCTGCTCAACAAGGCTGCGGATGACGCTGCCTTTGGTCTGGCCGAGACCACTGATCTGTTCCTGGCCAACCTCATGGCCACGACCGCTGGCAACGTCCTTACTGCGGCTGACATCAACACGACCGACCTTGCTTACAAGGCTGTCCTGTCGCTGAAGCTGAAGCTGGACAAGGCCAAGATCCCCACTGAGGGTCGGTTCCTCATCGTCTCGCCCGAGTTCTACGCGCTGGTGCTTCAGGACGCGCGGTTTATCTACGCGAACCAGTACGGCTCTGACGCGCCGATCAAGAATGGAGAGGTGGGCCAGATCCTAGGTTTCAGCGTCATTGTTTCGCTGAACCTGCCCGCTGGTACCGCTGGTTCCGCTGGCGAGGTTTCTAACTTTGTCATCGCAGGCCACCCGATGGCCACCACGTACGCAGAGCAGATCAACTCTGTGGAGGCTTACCGCCCGCAGAACAGCTTCGGTGACGCCATCAAGGGTCTCCACCTGTACGGCGCCAAGGTCGTTCGCCCTGAGGCGCTGGCTGTGATTGACGCCGACGTCACCACTGGTCTGCTTCCGTAGTCCTGACTGAGGGCCAGGGGTCATCTACCAAAACTGGTAGGTGGCCCCGCCCCGCTGCCAATCAAACAAACAATTTCGAGGAGTGC